CTTTTTTTTTACAAAACAATTTGACAAACACACGGCTGACACTTATACTTTTATAAACCTTTAAATATTTTAAACACTATGGCGACAAATTCATTAGACGCAGTTTTGGCTCAATACGAGAAAGCAAAACAAGGTAGTACTTCTTCTACCTCAAAATTTACACAAGAAGAAAGAATGAAAAAATACTTCGCGGCAATCCTTTCAGATAAGGAAACTCAAGGCCAAAGAAGATTAAGAATCTTACCAACAACAGATGGTTCTTCACCATTTAAAGAAGTTTGGTACCACGAGATTCAGGTTGATGGAAAATTCCAAAAATTTTACGACCCAGGAAAAAATGACAATGAACGTTCACCTTTAACTGAGGTTTACGAAGAACTTCGTTCAACGGGAAAAGAAGATGACAAAAAATTGGCATCAAATTATTTATCACGTAAATTCTACATTGTTAAAGTTATTGATAGAGATAACGAAGAAGATGGTGTTAAATTTTGGAGATTCAAATCTAACTACAAAAATGAGGGAATCTATGACAAAATTATTCCTATCTACAGAAACAAAGGTGATATTGCTGACCCTGAAAAAGGTAGAGACCTTATCTTAGAATTGACTAAAGCTAAAACTCCAAAAGGGGCGGTTTATACAGTAATTCAAACAGTTATGTATGATGATGCGGCTCCAATTCACGAAGACACAAAACTTTCTGAAAGTTGGGTTAACGATGAATTAACTTGGGCAGATGTTTATTCTAAAAAACCGGTTGAATATTTAGAAGCTATTGCAAGAGGTGAAACTCCAAAATGGAATTCTGATAAAGGTGGTTATGATTATGGTAACTCTGATTCTGATGAGATGTCATTTGGTGGTTCTAAACCATCGGCACCTATTGACCCACAAGCGGGTGATGAAGAAGATTCAGATATGCCGTTTTAATCAAACAAAACTTAGACATATAACTTGGACACTGAGACCTACTTAGTGTCCAACTTGTCTAAATAAACTAAAAATTAAATTAACATATAGATATGGCGATTAAAAAACACGATTTTAAGTCCATTAAGGACAAATTTTCGACATCGGCAAAATACAAACCACAAAGGTTTTTTGATTTAGGACCTGACTTTTTGGATGCGGTAGGTATTCCGGGACCAGCAATTGGACATTTAAATATGTTCTTAGGTCACTCAGATACCGGTAAGACGACAGCTTTAGTAAAATGTGCGGTTGATGCTCAGAAGAAACAAATATTACCTGTGTTCATTATTACTGAACAAAAATGGTCATTTGAACACGCAAAACTTATGGGTTTTGATTGTGAAGAAATGGTAGATGAAGAAACGGGAGAATTAGAGTGGGACGGATTTTACATCTTCAATAATAACTTCAGTTATATAGAACAAATTACCGACTACATTAATAGTTTACTTGATGCTCAAGAAAAGGGTGAATTAGATTATAGTTTGTTATTCTTATGGGATTCTGTTGGTTCAGTTCCTTGTAAAATGACTTTTGAGGGTAAAGGTGGGAAACAACATAATGCGGCGGCTTTGGCTGACAAAATTGGTATGGGTATTAATCAAAGAATTTCAGGAAGTCGTAAATCGGATTCTAAATATGAAAACACTTTGGTTATTGTTAATCAGCCTTGGGTCGAACTTCCGGATAATCCATTTGGACAACCTAAAATTAAAGCTAAAGGTGGTGAGGCTATTTGGTTAAATTCTTCATTAGTTTTCCGTTTTGGAAATGAAAAAGGTGCGGGAACAACAAAAATTACTGCGACTAAAGATAAGAGAACTATTAAATTTGCTGTTAGAACTAAAATTTCAGTAATGAAAAATCACATCAACGGATTGGGTTATGAAGATGGAAAAATTATTGTAACACCTCACGGATTCTTAGCAGGTAAAGAAACCACTGAAGAAAAAGCGTCTATTGAGAAGTACAAAAAAGAATACTCTGAATATTGGAAGAATATCATCGGAACAGATGGTGATTACGATTTGAAAGAGATTGAAGAAAAAGACTAGTAACGAATACAAACAAAAACAAGTGACTAAAACACTTTTGGTTGACGGAAACAATTTAGTAAAAATTGGATTTCACGGAGTTAAAGATTATTATCACAATGGTAAACACATAGGTGCCTTATGGCACTTTGTGAACACCATTAGACGATTCATAGAAGAACATAACTTTGATAAGGTTGTTGTTATGTGGGACGGTGATGATAACTCTTCGGCTCGAAAACTTATTTATCCCCAATACAAAGAAAATCGTAGAGACAGAGATAACGAGTATAAGTTAGATTCTTTCACTGAGCAGAAAGAAAGAATCAAACAATACTTGGAGGATTGTTATATAAGACAAATCAACGTAGATAATAATGAAGCGGATGATTTGATTGCTTACTATTGCCAAATCTCGGAGAACGAACAAAAAACCATCTATTCAGGGGATAAAGACCTTACCCAACTTATTTCCGATAAGGTGTCGGTTTATTATCCAAGAACTAAAGAGACTTACACTCTTGGAAGTAAAATTAAATGTGATTTTTACGAATTTCCTCACGAAAACATTAGAACTTATAAAATTTTATCGGGGGATAAGTCGGATAATATTGATGGGATATATGGGTTGGGTGAGAAAACACTTATTAAGTTTTTTCCTGAGCTACTTGAAAAACCGGTTTCGTTTACCGATATTTTAGAAAAGGCAGAAATCCTTCTGAAGGAGAATAAGGATAACAAAACATTACAAAATTTGTTATCAGGTAAAACTAAAAGTGGGGTTTATGGTGATGAATATTTTGTTATTAATGAAAAAATCATAAATTTATCAAATCCTTTAATTAGTGACGATGCTAAAGAACTTGTTGAATTATATTATAGGGAAACTTTAGACCCTGATGGGAGGGGTCATAGAGGACTTATTAAGATGATGATGGAAGATGGGTTTTTTAAGTATCTACCAAAAGGGGATGACGCGTGGGTTAATTTTGTTAGACCCTTTTTAAAACTAACAAGAAAAGAAAAAAGAAATTTTAAAAACAATTAATTAAAACTATGAAAGACCAAGAATCGGTAAAATTAGAATTCTTAATGATGGTAAATGATAACATCATTGTGCAGAGATTTTTTAACGTGAGAGAGTTCAACAGTGAGGCAAAAAACTCATTGGAACTTTATGAATTACTTCGTGAATTTAAAGACGACATTCATACTCAATTATCATTGAAAACCGTAACGTATATGACGGACAATATGTACGAAATTATTAACAATCCGGCTATTTTGGAAACGTCTTACACTGATGGTCCGGAGTACTTTAACATCTTCATCAAACAAAATGATGTGACAATTTGTCATAGACAGGTGGACGCTAAAGTGTACCCTCCAAAGATAAGATATACTGTGGATGTACGCCCACACCTAAAAAACTTGTTGATGAACTTAACTGACATTTTTTCATCTAAAAATTTAACAAAAAAATATCTAGAAGTTACCTTAAGTGTGTAGTATTTATTATTACACTAAAAGAAAAAATATATGGCGTCAAACAAAAATTTCGAGTATCTAGGTAGTACCTTTCAGATACAATTATTAAACCAAATCATTATCGACAAAGATTTCTCAAGGTCTATTATAGATGTGATTGAAACAAGTTATTTTGAAAATAAATACTTTAAATTAATCATTCAAATGATTAAGGAGTATTACACAAAATACGAACACACACCAACCTTTGACACATTAGAACAAATTACAAAATCTGAGATACAACAACCTCTAGCGGCAAAAATCATTATTGATACCCTTACAAAAGTTAAGGAGTCTACGCTTGAAGGTGCTGAATTTGTACAAGAAAAATCAATGAAGTTCTGTAAGCAACAGGAGTTACAGAAAGTAATGGTTAAAGCTCAAAAAATCATCGATACTGGTGAATTTGAGAGTTACGACACATTAGAGGAAATGGTAAGTAAAGCATTACAAGTGGGGGAACACGATAAGGGAACGGAAAGTGTTTTTAGTAACTTAGATGATGTTCTAAATGAGGATTATCGTCATCCAATACCAATGGGTATTCCGGGTATAGATAGACTCTTAAAAGGAGGTCTTGCTAAAGGTGAAATCGGTGTTATTTTAGCACCAACAGGTGTAGGTAAATCTACTTTACTTACAAAAATCTCAAATCACGCATTTAATTTGGGGTACAATGTTTTACAAATATTCTTTGAGGATAACCCAAAGATTATTCAACGTAAACACATTACATTATGGACAAAAATCCATCCGGATGATTTGTCCTTAAAAAAGGATGAGGTTATGACTAAAGTTCAAGAGATTAAGGAAAAAATGCCTAATGAATTGATACTTAAAAAACTTCCATCTGATACTGTAACAATGATGCAAATTAAGAATCAAATTAGAAAAATGATTTCTGAAGGAATCAAAATTGATATGGTATTATTAGACTACATTGATTGTGTAGTACCTGATAAAAACTTGGGGGATGAATGGAAATCTGAAGGGTCTGTGATGAGAGGTTTTGAATCTATGTGTCACGAACTTGACTTGGTAGGGTGGACAGCAACTCAGGGTAATAGAAGTTCAATATCGTCAGATGTTGTAACAACTGACCAAATGGGGGGTTCTATTAAGAAAGCTCAAGTAGGTCACGTAATTATTTCCGTGGCAAAATCTCTACAACAAAAAGAAATGAAATTAGCAACGATAGCAATAACTAAATCCCGTATTGGTGATGATGGTGTTGTGTTCGAGAATTGTAAATTTGATAACGGTATGTTGGAGATTGATACTGAAAGTTCAGTAACATTCTTAGGTTTAGAAGAACAAACCGAAGAAAGAAATAGACAGAGAATCAAGGACTTGTTAGACAAGAGAAAAGAAAAAAACCAACAACAAATTAATTAATATGAAAGAAAAAATATTAGAACCAAACAATGACAGATTCGTTATCTTCCCTATCGAACATAACGACATATGGGAATTTTATAAACAACATCAAGCAGCTTTTTGGACGGCAGAAGAAGTAGATTTATCTAATGATATTAGAGATTGGGAAAACCTGTCGGATAATGAAAGATTTTTCCTTAAAAACATATTGGCGTTCTTCGCAGCGTCTGATGGTATAGTGAATGAAAACTTAGCTGAGAATTTCTTAAAAGAGGTTCAATATGCTGAAGCAAAGTTCTTTTACGGATTCCAAATTATGATGGAGAACATTCACTCTTTAATGTATTCATTATTGATTGACACATATGTGTCTGATGAGACAGAGAAAGACGAATGTTTCCACGCAATTGATAGATTACCTGCGGTTCAAAAGAAAGCTAAATGGGCTCTTGATTGGATTGAAAACTCTTCTTTTCAAGAAAGATTAGTCGCTTTTGCTGCGGTGGAAGGAATCTTTTTTTCAGGTTCATTCTGTTCAATCTTTTGGATGAAATCAAGAGGTATTATGCAAGGATTATGTAATGCTAATTCATTAATCTTTAAAGATGAGAACTTACATTGTGATTTTGCTATCCATTTGATTAATAATCACGTTGAGAACAAACCAACGGAGAAAAGAATTAAAGAAATCTTACTATCTGCGTTAGAAATTGAAAAAGAATTTATTACAGAATCATTACCAGTATCTTTAATTGGTATGAACTCAAACTTGATGAAACAATATCTTGAATTTGTTACTGATGGTTTATTAGTTAAATTTGGTTGTAAAAAACAATTTAACGTAGAACAACCATTTAAGTTTATGGAACAAATTGCTGTTGAGACTAAAGGAAACTTTTTTGAATCAAGAACTATGGAGTATCAAAAAGCTAAATTGGGCGAGTCATTAACATTTACAGACGATTTTTAATATGATGTCATTAAAGATAAGAAAAAGAGGGGGGGACGAAGTTTCGTTCAACCCCCAAAAAATTTATAATAGAGTTAAACGAGCGGCAAGAGGATTAAATGTAAATGCTGATGAGGTGTTCATTAAGGTGATTACATCAGTTCCAACAGAGGGTGTTATTACAACCAAAGAGTTGGATAAGTTAGTTTATGAGATTGCTGCAGCATATACCGGAAGTCATCACGACTACTCAAGATTAGCATCATCTGTTGCTATTTCTGCGTATCATAAAGAAACTGATGAAAGTTTCTGTAACACAATGCACACATTACACGTTGACGGTATTATTAACGATAAGTTAATGGAAACTATCGAACAATATGGTCCTGAAAATATTGATTCTGTAATTAATCACGAGAATGATTACAATTTTGATTATTTTGCGTGGAAATCATTACAAGAAATGTATTTGTTAAAAAATCCTGAAGGTAGAGTAATTGAAAGACCTCAACATATGTATATGAGAGTGGCTTTATGGGTTACTAAATCATTTGAACAAGCGGTTGAGTATTATCAATCATTATCAAATCAAGTTATATCTCCTGCGACACCGATTATGATTAACGCGGGAACTAAAACTCCTCAACTAGCGTCTTGTGTATTGAAATACAATCACGGGGATTCAAGAGAAGGTTTGTTACAAACATTAAATGATATTTCAACTTATTCATCTGATGCTGCTGGTATTGGATTATGTATGTCTAACATTCGTAGTAAAGAAAGTCGTATTAACTCATCAGGTGGGTTTGCGGGTGGTTTATTGAAATACCTTAAAATTGTTAATGAATCATTACGTTTCTTTAATCAACAAGGAAGAAGACCGGGTAGTGCAGCTATCTACATTGAACCTTGGCATAAAGACATCATTGATTTACTTGAAATTAAAAAGAACACAGGGGCTGAAGAGTTAAGAGCTAAAGATTTATTTACATCAGTTTGGTTACCAGACAACTTTATGGAAGCGGTTAAGAATAATTCTGATTGGTATTTGTTCTGCCCTAACGACATTAAAAAGGCGGGTATCAAACCATTACAGGAAACTTATGGTGATGAGTATGAATCAAACTACAACAAAGCAGTTGAACTTGGTCTTGGTAAAAAAGTGAAAGCCCAAACAATTTGGAATAAAATTATTGAATCTCAGGTTGAAACCGGAGTTCCTTACTTATGTTCTAAAGATAGTGCGAATAGAAAAACTAACCATCAAAACATTGGGGTGATTAAACAATCTAACTTATGTAATGAGATTTACCAATATACTGATGAGAATACTACAGCAATCTGTACATTATCATCTATGGTATTGAAAAACTTTATTGTTAAAGGTGAGTTTGATTTCAAATTACTTTATAGTGAAGTTAGAAAGGTTGTTAGAGCACTTAACAAAGTTGTTGACATCAATAGTTATTCAACCGAACAAGGTAGAAAAGGTGGTTTAGAACAAAGAGCAATTGCAATTGGAACTCAAGGTCTTGCTGACGTATTTTTCTTAATGGATTATATCTTTACATCTGAAGAGGCAAAACAATTAAACAAAGAAATTTTTGAAACAATCTACTTCGCGGCAATCACCGAAAGTATGGAATTATGTAAATCAGGTGAATACAAACCATATGAATTCTTCAAAGGGTCACCAATGTCAAAAGGTATATTCCAATTTGATATGTGGGGATTAGATTACGAAGGATTAGGAAGAATGTGGGATTGGGACTCACTTAAGTTAGAAGTATCCAATCACGGGGTTTGTAATTCGTTATTCACGGCTCAGATGCCAGTTGCGTCTTCTGCTAAGATTACAGGTTCATTTGAAATGACAGAACCGGCTCACTCGGCATTATTTAATCGTCGTGTAGTTGGGGGAGAAATTTTAATTGTTAATAAATACTTAATTAGTGATTTTGAGAAAATAGGTATTTGGTCTGAAGATTTGAAAAATGAAATCATTATGAATGAAGGGTCAATTCAAAATATTAACTTTAATAATTATCTTGACCAAGAAGATAAGAATTACAATAAAAAAGTTAAAAGAATTGAACATTTAATTCCAAAATACAAAACAATTTGGGAGATATCTCAAAGAGAACTTATTGATATGGCAGCCGATAGAGCACCATTCATTGACCAATCACAATCAATGAATATCTATATGTCTAACCCAACATTATCAAAGATTTCGTCATCACACTTCCATTCTTGGGGTAAAGGATTGAAAACTCTTTGTTATTATGTTAGAACAAAGGCGATATCAACCGGAGCTAAACACTTAGCGGTTGATATCTCAAAAGTTGGTCAATCAAAACCGATTGAAAAACCAACAGTTGATTTAACACAAAAACCAACAGATACGGAATTTGAATGTTTCGGATGTGGTTCTTAATAAGAATATAAATCACGACTTTGGTCGTGATTTTTTATTTTGGGGGTATTTATAAAAAATAGTGACGACACTATATTTATAGTTATGGCAGATGGAACAACATACGGTTTAACTTTTCCTTTCAGAGATTCTTTTGAGGGGAAATATTTAGATTTATCAAACACAACGGAAAAAGAAATTAGAAATAATTTAATACATCTTTTGTTAACAAGAAAAGGTACAAGATATTATTTACCGGATTTTGGAACAAGATTATATGAATTTCTTTTCGACCCATTAGACGCACCTACGTTTTCACAAATAGAATCTGAAATACGTGATGCTGTTGACCTATATATGCCAAATTTAAAACTTACAAGTATTAATATAACTGCGGCGTCAGATGGTCAAGAGGATAAAGGGTCTTATATTAATGGTGAAAATGATAGAGTTTTTAGAGTACCTGGTATTGCTCAATTAGAACATACCGCTAAAGTTAGAATTGATTATGTTATTACAGATGACGTATTTAATTCTAGTGATTTTGTAATAATTAATATATAATATTATGGCTAATAAAAAGATTTCATATACAACTAGAGATTTCCAATCAATAAGAACGGAACTTATAAATTTTACTAAAACTTATTATCCTGAAACTGTTCAGAATTTTAATGACGCGTCAGTATTCTCGGTTTTATTAGACCTTAATGCTGCGGTAACAGATAACTTACAATTTAATATTGATAGAAGTATCCAAGAAACAGTATTACAATATGCTCAACAAAGGTCATCAGTATTTAACATTGCAAAAACTTATGGATTAAAAATACCGGGAATGAGACCATCAGTTTCTTTAGTTGACTTTTCAATCACAGTACCGGCTTATGGTGATAAAGAAGATTTAAGTTATTGTGGGGTATTGAGAAGAGGTTCTCAATTTAATGGAGCAGGACAAGTTTTTGAAACAGTATATGAAATTGATTTCGCGTCACCGATTAATTCTGAAGGATTTCCAAATAGATTAAAAATACCAAATTTTGATTCAAATAATAAGTTATTAAATTACACTATAACTAAGAGAGAAACTGTTGTTAACGGGTTGACTAAAGTATTTAAAAAAGTTGTTACACCAAACGATGTTAAACCTTTTTATGAATTGTTTTTACCTGAAAAAAATGTATTAGGTATTACCGGAGTTTTATTAAAAGACGGGACACAATATAGTAATGTACCTTCATCTCAAGAATTTTTAGGTACTGATAATAAATGGTATGAGGTTCAAGCATTAGCGGAAGACCGAGTATTTGTGGAAGACCCGACAAAAGTATCGGATAGTCCCGGTATTAAAGTTGGAAAATACGTACAGACAAGTAATAAATTTATTTCGGAATTCACACCTGAAGGGTTTTTAAAAATGACATTTGGCGGGGGTAATCAATCTGCAGATGAACAATTAAGAGAATTCGCGGCAAATGGTTTTATGTTAAATTTAAACAAATACTCAAATAATTTAGGGTTAGGCAGTACGTTGAAAGCAAATACAACACTATTTGTTCAATATAGAGTTGGTGGTGGTACAGGAAGTAACTTAGGTGTTAATACTATTACTCAAGTAGGTACAATATCATTTTTTGTTAATGGTCCTTCTGAGAGTATGAATACGACAGTAGTTAACTCATTAAGATGTACAAACGTTGTGGCAGCGATAGGTGGAGCTGACTTCCCAACAACGGAAGAAGTAAGAAATTTAGTTTCTTATAATTTTTCTTCTCAAAATAGAGCGGTTACGGTTAATGACTATGAGTCAATTATTAGAACGATGCCGTCTCAATATGGAGCTCCCGCAAAAGTTTCAATTACAGAAAACAACAATAAAATCATTGTACAGATGTTATCGTATGATGAATCCGGAGCATTAACAGAGGTTGTTTCAAACACTTTAAAAAATAATGTTGCAAATTACTTATCCAATTATCGAATGATAAATGATTACGTTTCAGTTCAAAGTGCTAACGTAATTGATTTAAGTGTAAATGTGGATGTTGTTTTGGATAACTCTCAAAATCAAGGAACTGTTATATCTCAATTAATAACGGTGGTTTCTGATTATTTTAGTCCGTCAAATAGACAAATGGGTCAAAACGTTAACGTTTCAGATTTAAAAAGATTATTACAAAATGAAAATGGGGTTATAACTATATCTGACGTACAATTCTTTAATAACGTTGGTGGTCAATATTCATCATCTCAAACGTCACAAAGATATTCTGACCCAACAACAAGACAAATTGAATTAATTGATGAAACCATTTATGCGGAACCAACCCAAAGTTATCAAATTAGATATTCTAACAAAGATATTAATATTAGAGTTAAAAATCTTAAAACAGTTAATTTCTCATAATAATTTATTTTAAATAATAATGAATTATCTTTTAAAAATAGTGTATAAACTATTTATTAAAAAAGATAACATATGTCAAATTCTTATAGAATAAGAACTAAAGTCGGTGTAGACACCTCATTAAAGGTGATGATTGACCAAGAGTTCGAGTATTTAGAAATTCTATCCTTAAAAATCCTTCAAAGTGATATCTACACACGTCAATGTGCCGATTATGGTGTTGTTGTGGGTAGAGTTAGTGTAAACAATGGTTTTGGTCTTCCAAACGCTAAAGTATCAATCTTTATTCCTTTAGATGCGGTTGATAAAGAAGACCCTGTTACCTCAAATATATATCCATACACTAATTTGTATGATGTTAATGATGATGGGTATAGATATAATCTATTACCTTATAAACCTTCTTATAGTGCTCACGTACCGACCGGTACTTTTTTTACTCGTAGAGATGTGTTATTAAGTCCCGTTCTTGGTGACATTTATGATAAGTACTACAAATATAACGCTGTTACCAATTCTAGTGGTGATTATATGATTTTTGGGGTTCCTGTTGGTTCTCATACAATTGTGGTAGATATTGATTTGTCTGATATTGGTGAATTTTCATTATCTCCTCAAGATTTAATTAGAATGGGTGTTGCAACTGAAAATCAAGTTGATGGGACCAAATTTAGGTCCTCAACCAACTTAGGCGAATTACCTCAAATAGTTAGTATTAAAAGAACTATTGAAATAGAACCATTATGGGGACAACCTGAGATATGTAATTTAGGTATCACTAGAACGGATTTTGATTTAACAGGAGAGGCAAATATTGATATACGACCTACGGCTATTTTTATGGGGTCGATGATTTCAGATTCTGATAGTAACGCAATTAAATCAAGTAGTGGTGGTAAACCAACAAGAAGTTCTGGTTTTTTATGTAATGTAACAACAGGTCCGGGTGAAATATTGGCAATTAGACAAACAATACAGGAAGATTCTATTGGGAGACCTATTTTGGAATCATATGGTTTAGAAGGTGGAGGAACAATTATTGATGAAAATGGGACTTGGATGGTAGATGTCCCAATGAATTTGGATTATTACATAACTAATGAATTTGGGGAGCAGGTGTTATCTCCTGACCCAGAAAAAGGGATTCCGACAAAAGGTAAGTATAGATTTAAAATTAAATGGGCTCAATCTCCATCGGCCTCGGCATCAACTAAAAGAGCCAATTATTTAGTTCCAAATATTAAAGATTGGGTTGATACTGACTCACAACTCCAACAAAAATCATACGCGTTTAGTCTTGATTGGGATGATTATGGAGATGATACTAGTTATCCGGAAATGATACAAGAAGCTATTGATTGTAAAGATAGATTTTATATGATGCAATATAATAAAGTTTATACTGTTTCACAATTTATTGATGAATATAGAAGAGGTTCATATCAAAGATTTACAGGTATTAAAAACATATTAGATGATGTGTGTGAAAGTGGAAATAACCGATATCCAACAAATGACGGTTATTTTAGGTTTGATTTCTTTTATGTGTTATTTTCATTTTTAAGTATAATATTAACACCAATATTTTATGCGATAATACTTCTTTTACATATTGTTTATTTTATTGTGTGGGTATTAAGATTATTTTTCTTATTTCTATCAATTTATTATTTTATAGTTTCTATACAGCATTTTGCGGCGTCTATTGGGGTTGGTTTTGGTGTTGTTACCATTCCGGGTAATCTACTATTAGGGGCGACTTACTTATTGTTTGCAGCGTTGTGTGTTTATATTCTTCTTCAATTAATGAAAATTAATTTAAGTGGTATTGCGGTACCTATATTAACGTACCCTGATTGTAATATGTGTGATTGTAAACAAGGAGATGCTGTTAGTGAAAATCCGGATGAAGATAATGGTGATAAAGATTTAAGTTCGGGTAATGAAGATATTGTTCCTTGTCCAACAATATCTCGAGATGAGTTATCAAAATCAGCGCTTAGTATAAGTAACCCTATTTTATTAGTATCTACGTTAAGTCCTTGGAAAATGCCAAAAACCGGAACTACTGTTTATAATGGTACACCATACTCATATCCTTTAGGTTCAGCAAGACGATTAGCACTTACTTATGAATTTACGGGTAGATATTTTGATGGGGAAACAGGAAATCCTGGATATGGGGTTCCATATCCTGCTGTTGAACAAGGTCTTCCTTCATATACTTGGATAACAACAGGACTACCGATAGCCGATAGAATTAATTTATTTAATGTTAAGGCGAAATATTTTGATGGAGGGCCAAATAATCCTGGTGGCAGTGTAAATAGAGTTAGAGTAACCTATCAACCACAAAGTAACCCCGGAAAGAAACATTATGATAATACTATTGTAATTCTTTGTGATAAGGCGACACTTAAAAAATATGTTTCAGGTCAAATGATTGCGTTTCAAAATCCATCATATAGTAAAGACCCTAATATTAATAGTCCAATTCTTAATTATGCGGGTAATTATGCAATTACGGGAACAACTGGTTTGGTTCCTCCATTAACAGGGACTACATCTACGGGAGCAATAACAGTGCCGGTATCTTATGCTAGTTTTGACGGTAATTCAACTGTTTCAGGGCCTAATTCGACTTATAATATTACTCTTACAGGTAATACTAAGTATAGTGAAATTTATCGATTTCCAACAGATGTTGAGTATTTCCAAGTAATCACTGGAATGACGTATAGTGCATTTACCTCAATGTGTAGTACTACACCAATTGCCGGTTCATTAAATGAAAGATATATTAGGAATGTAACAACATTTTATAATACTAAATATAATAATGACCTTGATAATGGGACGACTGACAGAGCACCTTATTATTTAAGACCAATAGATTCGATTAAGAATAGTGCGTCTATAGGTGTTGTTATATTAAATAGAGGTGTTGACCCCTATACGGATAAAATTAATATTGAATATGGTTTAGGTAAACTTTTTGGATTTTCTAATGAAGATGCGGTAACTTTTACAGCAATGACAAGGATGAATATCCCTATTCAGAAAGGGTTTAAAAATATTAGTCATTTAAAAACGGATTATCCCTCAATTACAATAAATGGTGTTCCAACCAGAGATGCTCTTGGTGCTGATGCTTATACGGGTAATAAGTTGTATTATGATTCATATTTATTTACTCCTCAAGCAAATGATGTTTCAGGGAATACTATAACATATAATGAAGATATGACCACCGGTTTAACTTGGACGTTTTTATCTGCGGGTTATAGTGGGTTTGAGTCTAATTTAATTAGTTATTATTCATCGTTAGATACAAGGTCAGGTTCTTTTACACCTGGTTGTGTTAATGTAGGCGCTACGTCTAATCCTCGTGTTAATAGTTTTGGTGTTGCCAATGTAACTAACAGTCTAGGGATTTCAGTTTCTCCGAATAACTTATTTACTAGAACATTTAATTTTGGTGGAAATAGTTATTTGACTGGAGGTTGTGGTGGTTGTGGTACTAATGGTATTTTATATCGTCTTCTATTTAATGGAACACAATATGATTTAATAAATAACAATCAAGGTTATATACCTAATGAGATTGTTGAAGGTAATTCGATTATGGCAATGTTTGGTTATTTTGAAGCTGCGAGTCATAACTGTGATAGAGGAAGAAATTGTGGATGGAGGAGATGGCGTAATATTAGTGCTAATCCGGTTGCTAATGCGACTGATACAATACAATCTTATTATTATTCACCAACATATAATACAACAGGAAATACTTTAAATTTTAGTACGGGTTCATCAGGTAAAGTAAAGATAATGAGAGGTGATAGATTACCGACCTCAACAGTACCGCTAGAATTTTGTTGTAATTCTTGGGTATTACAAAAAAATTACAACTTCCAAGCTTATCTAATACCTGATAAGGGTGTTGTGGGAATTACATCAACAGTAGGTTCAACAGGCTCACAGGGTTCAGGTGTTAATCTAGATACTTCGGAGGACTTAAAAAATCAAAAAAATATCAATGGGTTATTCGAAACATTTACGTGTAATGGTTCTGCGAACTTAGAGTGTTATGGTAAAGATTGTCTTCCCCGTAATGGTGTAAATAACGCGATAATTAAAATTGGTCGAGGAAGTTGTTCTAGGTTTTTAGGTAAAACAATATTTAGTAAAGGATGTTATAAATTAATTACGACTGTGTTTCTTTCTTTATTAAATGATTGGGCTTTAATGTCAGAATGGATAGCTAGAAATATGGTTATGTTAGGTGCTTGTAGAAATGTTTTCTCACATACATTTAGTAATAATTGGGTTAATGGTAATTTATATGTAATGTCATTTAAAAATGATGCAATTGGTTTTACGTCTCCAACATCTCCAACACCAAATTCCCCAATATACAGATATCCAACAGAAGTTGTTATTCGACACACGAGTAGTAAAAACTTTTATTATCGATGTGCCGGTTATGATGCTGATAATAAACAATTTGTTACTTCCATTAAATATCCGACAACAATAATAGATTTAGGACCAAGAAGTATTTTTTTACAAGAAATTGTAATGTCTGATGAATATGACGGGTATATTGTTAATAAATTGGATTCATCCTCTTTTTCTCAAGTTGATGAGATACTTAATTTATTTATTATTAGTCGATTTTTAAATAATGATTTTATAGAGAACATACTTGGTTTAAATATTATGCAATATTTTAACACGAGAACTAATTTAAAATTTGATGCGGATTACTCTCAATTACTATCTATTAGTTCTGAATTAGGTGTCGCTGCGTTCCAATCAACAAATTATCCGGACGAACCGGCACCAAAACAAAGTCCGATATATATTGGGTGTGATGGTTTAATTGGTATTTTCTTTTCATCGGATACTCAAACTAGAGATTTTCTTACACCAAAGAGAACTATAATTGACCCAACAGGTTTAGTTAGTAATCAAGGGTGCTCACTTAGTAATTTTCCAATCTATTCTCAAGAAGTCCCGTTATCACAATGGAAGATAGAAAATGGTTCAAGTATTTTTGGAACGGATGGAAATGAGTGGTTTGCCGAGGGGGATGCAGGTTATATATATTCGTCTAAATATCAATCATTAGATAGATTAGAAGCTAACTCAAGATATTTTAGAAATTATGGGATTACAATTGTTGATGATAAAGGTTTAATTTATGCGGTGGATGGTGCTGGAGATTTAATTGCTGCAACATCGGCTTGGTCGCAAAATACACAAACTGTTGATAAACAGTTAGTTACTGTTGGTGCACCATTCCATTTTTATTTTGGGTTGAAACGAGGAGCGTCATCTTTTGATAGATTTAAAGGTAAGTGGATTAATACAGAAATTATAGTAGATTAATATGGGTAATAGAGATGACATAAGGATAGTTTTAGGTTCATTACGTTATAAGACGGCGACAAATACTGATTTATCAATACCAACACCGTTGGTTCAAACCGCGAAAACGGTTCAGGAATTTGATAGAAGTATTGATATTAATTTAGCTCAATTATTTCGAGATGAAAGAGAAAAATCAACAGTTTTTAGACCTGTGTGTAAATTTGCTTTATTATTTGATAATGCGTATTCAGGTAAATGTGATTATACACCATTAGAAAATACATTATATTATACAAACTCAACAACAAATACTGTTAATCAATGTCAAACAAGCCCTGACGATGTGCCGTGGGAAGGATATCCCCAATATAATGAATTTGATTTTATAAGAAGTGATTATAATACTTCAGGTTATACTACACCGGATAGTAATGGTATGGTTCACGTTAATTTTGTGGCTAAAAATGCCTCCACTTATAATTGGAATCATTTTATTAGTTATCCTTATTTAAACTTACCAGGTAAAAGATTATCTTTTATCGATGAGGCATCCTCAACGACTAATCAATTCTATGCGTTCGAAGGGATTCCATTTATTTTAAATATTAGCGATAGTAATGGTAATGATTTAATGGTTAATGGTAATAGAGTTATTCAATTTAAATGTCCGGTTAAACACGGATTATCTGTTGGTGAGTACGCTAAAATTAAAAATCAATTTAGTGGTTTTGAAGACACTTTCCAAGTTTATTCATTGGGAAATGGGTTACCTGATTATGATGAATATATTTTTAATATATATAATATTGGATTTAGTACCGCAATATTTAGTAATGACGATTTTGGTAATTTTAAACGGATAATTAATAATGAAAATGCTGAAGATACTATGTCAGAGTATTATGTTTTAAGACATAAAATAATTACAAATGTTGATGATAGTGTCTTAACCAATGCGGGGTTTGAACAAAATGTTTTTGGTGAAAATAAAAAATACGAAAGTTCGGCATATACGCCTAATAAAATTAGTCGTGTTTCAGTTAAAGAAGGTGCTAAATCTTATTCATTATCTTTTAATAGAGATATTGATGTTAAACCATTAAGAGATAATCATAAAAGACCTATTAGCGAATTATTTGTTACAACTGTGTGGAAAGGGTATTTTGGGTTAATGTTTAGTACTGTGGGTAATACTGTTACCAAATTAAAACAGGGTTATGAGTTTAATTTACCTTTAATGTCTTCATTTGCGCCTAATAGATGGTGGAAGGATACTTTATCTAACATAACAAGTATTCCTATTGATAATTATATTGGACCTAATTATGATACACAAAACCCTGGTACAATTCAGTTTAATTATGTTAGGACACTTAAAAGTGGGGACACAATAGACGGTGGTTTTTATGAATGGAATAATTTTGAACAAAAAGAAAGATTGATAAGTGAAAATTATCATAAAATTACATATAATGATGATGTTTTTCAAGTTCCAACTGTTCTCAACCAAAATAATAGTGCTGTGGGTAGATATGGTTATTATTATCAACCACATAGGAAACTAACACTTAGAGTTTTTTCTGATTATATTGAAACTGGTGATATTAAAAATACTGCTGATATCCCTGATTACTCATATTTCTCAACAACGTATAATTCGTTTATATGGAGAGACATATATGAATATGGGTTTAAAGACGCTGAACTTAACGGTGTTGATTACCCATTTTTAAATGGTACACATTATCCTTATGGTAATTTTATTTTTAGAATAATACCGGAAGGAACTAATTATAAAGAGAGCGATAGGCTCTACTATGCGACACTTTACGGTGCTGCTGAACCTAAAAACGATGCTTGTGAATAATAAGTTTAAATTTACATTACCGAAAGGTGACGACAAATATATTAATCTACCTGTAGAAATTAAATGGGATTTCTTAGGCAGAACAGATGCTGTTGATGAATATCAACAATATGCTGTTGACAGAGTTACCGGTGTTGCGGATGATTTTGAGGTTTTAAGATTTGCTCACGCACCGTATAGTAATGATACTAAAACTGACGTTAAATACGATTTTCATTTTTTTAGTGTGTTACAACCTGACGATAATGGTGATTTACAACCAACAGTTCCACCAAACCCATCTTTGGATATTACAACTGCGGTTGCGTCAGATTGGAAGATAAGTTATATACCTGAAGGTTTTACAACTAAAGAAATTTATTATTATATACAACCTTTTACAAAATCATTTTTTAAATTGGATTTTTATGATACTATATCGGCGACAACTCAAACTAATTATTTTAGTGTAATTATACCCGTACAACAAGGGTATACTGTTACGGGATTAACATCAACATTTAAACCTCCGGTTAACATTAAAATACCGTCATTTAAATTGGATTATGTTGGGGATAAGGAAGGGTTCTTTTTATATTGGTTAAGAAAAAAGAATTTTTTAAATATCAATCCTGACCCGACAAATACTACTGAAACTTTTTATATGACAGCTAAATTTTTTGATGCTAGACTGGGAATTTTTGTTAAAATGATGACAACTCCTCAAGTATTACCGGATGTTCCATCATTATTCCAATTTAAACCTGAAGATTATTTCTATTATAAAGTTGTATTAAATTACTCTGACTATACGTATAAAATATTTAATAATGGTGGTAATAGAATTGGAGATATAAGTTCCATAAAATGGTATGAATACATTAACCCTTAATTATGATAGATAAAAATTATAGTATAAAGATTTCACCTGGTGTGATTAGTGGGGATATATTTAAAGTTAATTATAATGGAGCCACTATTACGGGAACATCGTACTCTAAAGAGTGTTGTGTTCTTAAACCAAAAATGATAGAGATAAAGGTAACAGGTTCAACGTATGCGTATTCCGCAATGACTGAAGTGTTATCGGGGGGGACTTATAATACAGGTACCACGCAATATAATTCATTATTAACGGGTTTAACGGTACCAATTCTACTTACAGAAAACACAGTTGATATTGGATATTATTCAATATTTGACGGTATGGCAGTACAAAAAGACACTATGTTGAATTTTTTATTTTCCGCAACAACTTTAGAACCCCAAAGAGTTTATTTTTATAATACATCAGATGTTGAATTTAAGAAATACTTACAGTTTTCGACCTATAAGGTTGATTGGGGGGATGGTTCATTACCTGAACCTATAACATCAACCGCTCAAATACATCACGATTATACGGTAACAGGTGAAACTCAGATTACATTAACAGGTCTTAGTCCTTGGGGAACAAATACAATAACTAAAACAGTTCAACTTCCGTTTACAGGAACAACAATATCTAATCCAAAAGGTGAGGCGTTTTTTACACCTATGGGTGGTAATTGGGATGGTATATTAGTACCTTATGAATATATATTCAGTGGTGATAGTAATTGTGATTCAACAACTCAAGATATAACTCAATTTACAACGGTACCTTTTTTAATTACGGGATATACAACATCATCATTAACTGATTTAAAACAATATGGTCCCACACCTTATTCGGTAACTACATATGATATAACCGGTAACACAGGGTTTATTGGTAGATATTTAGGGGTGTTTGAGGATGGGTTATACACAGCCTATACAATTAATGATATTACCTACTATGATTATAATAATGGTACAACACTTTTTATCGCCGAATCATCGGGTTTAACCACTGATACGGTAATTTGTCAACCAATTGTAAAAAATGAACTATTATTAGGAATAATTGATGAAGCAGAAGTGCAAAGCAATGTATTTATAGAACGGGGGAAGAACTCGGCCTTAGAAAGTATTGAAAGACTTGGTGAGGTTGATAACGTAGGTGATTTAGTCAAATACGGATATAAATTTTTTAACATAATTAACGCAACAACATAAGATGGCAACAGGAACCTATGGAACGATAAGACCGGCAGACGTAAGTCCGGAAGACGTGGAGATAATTTTAAATTATACACCAACAAGAGATGAAACAAACAACTTTGTTTTAACAAAATTGGATGCGTTATCTGTATTAACACCTTATTACAATAATGATGCAACAGGTGTTAACTCTAATATTGAAATTTTAGGAGGATTATACAATTTAAGACTACCTGCTGAACAATTTAATAAAATAGGTATCTATACTTTATTCCTTAGACCAGCTCAAATTAGAACCACTATATTGGATTGTGGGGTATTATCTTCATTACCAAATGTTAAAGGTTTAGTGATTGATTTGAATGCTGTTCCGTCAAATTATAGAAACAAATTTGTTAGTCAAGGTTTGGTCGGTTTTAGAATTGAATATTTAAATTCTGATGGTACAAAAATACCTAATTTCTTTAGAATTATTACATCGTCATTCTTTTGTGAACCGGTTGTTCAAAATTTAACAAATTCATCACAAAAGGCGATTAGATATCGTTATACTAATAACAATACAAATTTATTGTTTTGTACTGTATCACCGTCTTCATCACCAACAAATAATCCGAATTCAACTCCATATATTGGACAGCCAAATCAAAATATTATAATTACTAATACTTTCTTTAATCCGATTAGTTTGGATATTGAAATTGCGGAACACGACATTTCTACATTGGCGATTGCTCTTTATGGTAATCAAACTAAATCTATTGATGACGGTATCTACACTCTATACGATACAAGTAATAACATTTACAAACAATATAACTTATACGAAATTAGAGACCAATTTAATACTTTATTATATGAAGTTAGACAAGATAGAGGAAATAATATTGATTTTAGTAAAAACTTCACAAATATAACACAATAATGGCAAATCAAAATTTTACTTGTCCACCACAACCGGCAACAGGTGCGGGTACGTTTTCAGACAATTTAGTTGGGTTTCAACTAATTGCTGGAGGTGGATTAACGCAAGGTAATTTTGAATTCACTACGGCTTTAAGTGAAAAAGTTAATAGAACGTTTTCAACGGGAACATTTTCAAGTCCGGTGAATTTAGAAGGTTTAGGACTTTCGAGTGTTGACCAATCAAGAGCGATATTTGAAAACAACTTTAAAGTTTATCCTAATTTTGATTTAACCGAAGTTACGAATTTTACGACTTATGGGTCAATGGTTAAAAGAATTTCAACATCTGTTGAGACCATTATTAGTAAATTTCCCGCGGCTTTGGAAGTTACTTTTATGGATGAAAGTTATAAGACTGGTGATACCGCAACAAATATAGTTTATAATCAGATAACAAATGAGACTAATTTTGATTTAATTGTAAGTAGAATTAGAAACCCTTTTGATATTGATTTTTCTGTTAATGCAACAAGAAATTTACAATTAAGAGAAATACAAGTATCAGAGTTACGTAATATGACAACTCAATACGCTAAGTATTCATTATATTATAATGGTGTTGGGTATGACGTTAAACAAATTGTCCCAACTAATTCAACTTCTTCGGGTACTCTTAAGATTTTTGTAAATGGTAATCCATTTTCAGGACAAACAAGTTCTACTGATGATATTATAGTTAGACCTAATGACCACGAAGTTAATCGTGTCTTTAGTGTTGATTTAGATGAGGTGCAACGATTTTTATTAAATAGAAATATATCACCAATATATACAGCTACATTTAAAGTCCCAATGGAAAGTGAAGATGGTTCGTATTATATTAATAATGAAAATGTTACTTGGCCTTTAATGGGTAGTTGGAATTTAGATATTTTAACAAATTCATTTACGGTTTATTTGACAACATTAAATGATATTAGTGCGTCTTTTGATAGTTACCAAACAAATCTTGTATCAAGATTCTTAACCACAGATTCGTTTAGAGAATTTGACACTGTTGACCAAAAGGTTCAAAAAGTTTTACAAATATATGGTAGAAGTTTTGATGAGACTAAAAAATTTATAAATGCTTTGGCATATATGAATTCTGTGAATTATAATTCAGGGAATGATATTCCATCTCAATTATTAAAAAACTTAGCGCAAACATTAGGTTGGGCGACAAATATTACACCAATTTCTAATGATGATTTTTTAAACTCAGTTTTTGGACAAAAAAATAACGATAGTTCGTCATTTGCGGGTGTTTCACAATCTCAAACACCGGATGAGTTAAACTATAATTATTACAATAATTTAATACTTAACTCGGCTTATTTATTCAAATCTAAAGGGACTAGAAAATCAATTGAAACATTAATGAGAATGATTGGTGCTCCGGACGCTTTAGTTGAATTTAATGAATACATTTATTTAGCCGACCAAAAAATTAATATAAATGAGTTTAACACTCAATTTGCTAATATTTCGGGAGGTACATATTCAAAAAGTGTTCCTGTTTTAGACCCAACATATGTTTTCACAATTCAAGGAAGTGGGTATACGGGATTCACAACAAGTACATCATTAAGTGACTCTAATGTGACCATTTCAAATTATCCTATTGATAATTTTGGTTATCCAAAATCTCCGGCAAACACAGATTCTTATTTCTTTCAAATGGGTAGTGGTTGGTTTGAATCGACACCTAAACATAGGTCTTTAGAACAAGTTGATTTAACAACTAGTGTATTCACGGGGTCTAATCCTAACTATCAAACTAAATTAACGCCATTTAGTTATGGTCAAGATTTTTTAAATGTTTATAGACAATTACCGTATACCACATTAGGGTTTAACTTAAGACCGGCAATCGATAATAATAAAAGTTGGGTTAATACTGAAGTAGGTACTAGGTCTAATTTTGATGGAGGATTTAATTCTTTTTATAATACAGATAACGATAATTTAGTAATCAATGTTAAAAATGTTGATTTGTTTTTAAATCCAAGTCAGGGATTGGTATATGATGTTTGGGCTATGTCAAATCAATATAATTACCCAATACCGAATGAAGGTTTAAATTATGTACCACCAACATATTGCGACCCTAATCCGGTTTCAATATATCCTAGTAAAGGTGATATTGATTGGACGGTAATTAATCCACAACCCAAGAATAAATCATTCTTTGAATTTGCTCAGACATTTTGGAAAAATACGATTAATGTTAGAAATAGACAATTTGCCACTGATGGTGGAACAAGTGGTTATCCAACATTACAATCAATTTATTGGAGATACTTAGAATCTGAAAACATTATAGGGATTGCAAATGATAATTTCACCTATGAAACTATGACACAATATGTTGATGGTTTGGGGGATTATTGGATTCGTTTGGTTGAACAAATGATACCGGCAAGTACTATTTGGAATACAGGTGTTAAATTAGAAAATTCAATCTTTCACAGACAAAAATTTGTTTGGAGAAGACAAAGAGGTTGTCAATTTGTACCGGTTCCTTGTAGACCGTGTGAATTAACTACCACAATATATAATACCGATTGTCCCCGTCAATCAAAAGAATGTAAAGTTTATCCGTTTGGTGGTAAGGTATCTAATTTTAATGGTGTTTTAAATTCTGTTATTAATTCTTATATAAAAAATAATGAGTTAGATAATTGTGATAATACTAGTGTTACATCACAATGGTATGTTGATGTAACATTCAACGATGTTTTAATAATTCACGATTGGTTCTTTAGTGGTTCTGCGGTTAATCAAATTTATAGTGTACCCACAAATGAAAAATGGGTGACATCTTTAAGATACTCTTTAGATGGTTTACTACCAAGAGGTCTTGATTATTATTTTAATGAAGACTATACAACCGTAACAATATTTAACACAAACTGTGCTAATAAAGATTTAGGGTGGACTATAAAAATAGATGTAGGAATAAACTTTATAATTAGTTGCTCATAAAATGGCGTGTAATTTAACATATAATATTAGTATAACGGGTGATTGTACTAACTCTTTTGCGGGAGGGATTACTCTTAATATAAATGGGGATTCACCCCCGTATACAATACAATGGTTAACACCAATTACGGATATAATACCGCTTGGTGTTGATGTAACTACTTATGAAAAAATATTCTTAAGTGCGGGTACTTATACATTCAACATAATTGATAGTTGTTTACCAAATACGGTGTTACCTGTAAATTTTTTAATTTCTAGTGGTACTTGTACTTCAATCGATAGTCATACAGATACATTATGTGGTTTAAATAACGGGTCAATAACTGCGTCCACAACATACTCTTATGGGAATGCTACGTTCTCGTTATATGAAAATACGTTAGGGTTTATTGATTCGTCATCGCCTTATTCAAATGTTGCAGAATTTACATCATTAAGTGCTGGTACGTATTATGTGATTGCGGATGATGGCGCCGGATGTACGGGTATGTCAGAAACTTGTATTGTAAAAACCTCAACAACAATAAATTATGATTTATTTGTGGTTAATGATGCTGGTTGTACAACAAATTCAGGTAAAATATTTATTAGTGGTTTAACGGGTAATCCACCATATAGTTATTTATGGTCAAATGGAGAATCTGCTGATTCGTTAACGGGTCTTACCGCAGGAACGTATAGTGTAACAGTAACTGATAATAGTGGTTGTGGAGTGTCTAAAAGTGCTGACGTTGCGGTTGTAAATCCGGTTTCAATCGGTTCATTATTTGTAACTCAACCAACTTGTTTTACAAGTGACGGTGAAGTTACGGTGATAGTCGTAGATGGTACCGCACCGTTTTATTATTTAGCCTCTAATGGTGAATCTATTGTTACTTTTGATAGAACAGTTATTTTCACAAGTTTAGCACCGGGTGAGTTTACTGTTGAAGTAACTGACGCTGGTTTATGTAAAGCAACTTCATCAACAACATTATTAACCCCTGCAGGTATATCAAGCGTATTTGTTAATAAAACCAATTCAAAATGTAATGACTTGTCAGGGATATTAGGGCCAATAACAGTATTAGGTGGGACTCCACCATATACATACACTTTAACGGATTCTAATGGTAATGTTACAACAAACATTATAAATAGTAATGTTTGGAGATTTGAAAATTTGTCATCAGGGGTTTATACTTTAAGTGTTACAGATTTAGGTCCTTGTACTTATTCAAGTACATATACAATTAATAATGATGTTTTATTTGGTTTAACAACATCAATTACCGGAACAACTGGTGGTGAGAACAATGGAGGAGTTACTTTATATATTACTAGTGGGGGGACACCACCATATACTTATAGTATTAACTCACAATTTGTCACAACTTCGGTAATGTCATATACCTTTAACAATTTAGCCTCAGGGAATTATCTTGCTAGTGTAATTGACAGTACTAAATGTAATCAATCATCACCATTTACAATTGACAATTCGGTGGCTGTTGATTTTCACTTATCGAGTAAGGGGTTTGCGGTTAATTCGGATGGTGAAATATCCGCGTATGTTTTAGACGGTAAACCACCTTTTGAATTTATATGGTCAAATGGTGATACTGGTATGACAGTTAATAATTTATCTGCGGGTACATACTCTCTTAGAGTGGTTGATGCGGATGGTTTCGCAAAAACAAAACAAATCGTTGTTGAAGGTAATAATACCTATAATGGTTCAGGGTCTTATAATGTTTGTAGTGGTAATTTAACATTGGGTGAAAATCCTGTGATTGTCAAAACAGGACCTAGAGAAATGTTAAATGAAGGGTTTTATGATTTAACGTCAGGATATACAAATTGTGTATTAAATAATGCTGTTTTTACTCTTAATGTTACCGTAGGGAATTTTGTTACGTCTAGTGTAATTTACACAGGATATGATTTATATGATTACCCAACAGATGCGGATTTTTATGGTTGGGTTAAATCATTAATTGAAAGTTCTCCACAAATCGGTGTGGGTAATGTTGAAACTTATCCTGATGTTCCTAATAACACAATTTATATTAAAACTAATTGTAACCCTGAATCGTTGCGTAATACATCAGTAACGGTTAGTACAACAATTAACTATGATATTTCTTGTGAATATTGTGGACCAGTACCAAGTTCTTCACCTACCCCAACACCAACATTAACTCCGACAAATACATTAACACCAACATTAACACCAACACCAACATTAACACCAACACTAACATTAACGCCAACTAATACATTAACACCAACACCTACGTTAACTCAAACATTAACACCAACGCCGGGTGCGTCGGTTACTCCAACACCAACATTGACACAAACTAATACCCCGACTCAAACATTAACACCAACGCCGGGTGCGTCGGTTACGCCAACACCAACATTAACTCAAACTAATACTCCAACACCAACATTAACACCTACAAACACATTAACTCCGACAAATACACCAACACCAACATTAACACCAACACTAACATTAACGCCAACTAATACATTAACACCAACACCTACGTTAACTCAAACACCTACGTTAACTCAAACACCTGCGTTAACATCAACACCGACACCATCTCCATTAAAAACATATTATGCTTATAGACAGTGTGGTGGTAATAGAGACTCACTCGTGATTCTTCAATCTGTGTTGGCAATAAACGGAATGGTATTAGGTGATACAATATTATTTACTGATGGAAAAGAAAATAAAGCTTGTTGGGAATTAATTAATAATACATTAACTTTAAACCAATATTTAGGTATGTATGTAAATACATATGATTCGGGTAATGTTAATTTCTTTACAAATATTGATGGTGAGATATATGATTGTGAAAAATGTCTTGATACTATAAAAACTAACCCAATTGCTTTAAAATGTCCGTTAGACTTTAAATTTAGTAATAGATGTAGAGTTGAAGGAAATGGAAAAGTTTTATTAGGTACTACATCAGGTACTGTAGTTCTTTATTCTTGGGTTGGTAATGTAATAACAACTTATTCTGAGGTATATAGTGTGAATCAAGGTGATACTATAATAATTATGGTAGATTATATAGGTCAAGATAATTATTTAGTTATGGATATTCAAACTAATGATAGTTTAGGTGAGGCCCTTACCCCTGTATCTAACACAATTTATGGTGTTGTTCAAGATTATCAATATTCGTATAAAGTTAATTGTGGTAAAGCACGAAATACTTTAGTTTTAACTAATAATTGTAAAGAATAAAAAAACCCCCAATTAAGGGGGTTTTTTATTACCATATATTTTCTTGTCTCATATGACCTAAGACACAACAATAAGCGTCTGTTTGGTCGAAGTTCTCTTTTTTGAGGGTATTGTTTCTTGTGTATTGCCAAGTGATTTGAGGTTCTTTCTTGGCTATTAAATCCCAAATGATTAGTTTTTTATCAATGTCTTTTGGAAGGCCTCCGAATAATACAAATTTACCTTTGTCGTTTTCTTTAACTAATTCAGGGAAGGCAAACTTACGAGAGTTGTATGTCGATATGAAGTCAGGAACCACCCCTAAAACATCGTAAATTTCTTTTGTGACCAAAGTATTAAACCTTAATAATGTTTGGACTGTATAGACGTTATTTGAGTTTAATAAAGGTTCTTCAATAATAACTTTAGTAATCCCCATATCTTTATATTCTAAAAGTTTAGTTCTAAAGATTTCACCTTTAAGAAGTAATTCTTTTATTTTGTTATCTTCCTTTGGTTTTGGTGTTGGAGATACGTGGGTTAATTCTAATAATTCTCTACTTTGTATGTCAAATAATGCCCAACCAATAGTTTTGGTGGAAACATCAAGCCCTAAAACTTTAGGGCTTTCCTTTAATGTTTTTTTCATAGGTTAAAAATCAAATTTTACTAAAAACTGTTGAATACCCTGTCTAAGTACAGGAGATTGTAGCTTTGATACAATCATAAGATTCATTTCGTCATCGTAAAGACCAATTTCACTAATATATGAATTTGTGTTTGCTGACCAACTTGGATTTGAAGATGCTTGGAACTCTGCTTGACCAAGATTTATTTTATATTTCATCTCATAAATGGTTGCTTGAATGTCAGTTTCTAATGAACCATAGAAATAATATTCATCACCAAAATTAAGTGTAGTGTTCGATGTTGTCCCGGTTGGTAAATCAATATAATCGTTTAAGTTATACGTATCACCACTTGCTGAATTATATAAATCATTAGTGATGACGAATGTATTCCCTGTAAGACCTGATTGTGTGATATATCCATTAACATTTGTTGATGTTAATTGACTACTAAAATCAATCATTCTCCATTCAGAAGATACCGGTCTGGTGTCACCTGTAACTTTTTGACAAATTATTTGGAAAGTGTCTGCTAAATAACCTGTAGGTATATTTGTGTTAGTTACTTTATTTAAACAATTAAATTCACCGTTGAATCTAACTGCCACGTTTTGTGCTCCAATATTGTTACAATCATTAAAAGGACCAACAATATTTGAATAGTAATTACAATGTAATGAGTTGGTAGCCCCTGATGATGTATTAGTAAGTAAATACGAAACATACATACTTTCATTAGGGGTTGTTAAAACACCTATGTTAGATGTTGCTTCAGTGTTACAAGTATTTGGTGTTATTAGTGATGTTGTTGCTGCAGGTAAAGTCCAGTTACGATTTGATTTGTAAGATAATGCAGCAACTAATTCATCATCATCAATTACTATAATTTTTTGGTCAGGGAATACCTTACCAACTCTATTTGGTTGTGCTAAATTATTTTTAGATGGATATGTGTCCCATAAATTATAGTAACGAATACCGGGGTCATTCATATCAGTATTTTTAGTTGATTGAATGTAGTATGGTGTTAATAATTTAGAATCAACAAATTCATCGTTAGGTGGGTCAACATAAAATGTTTCTCCTATACAACAATTTGGTGATTTGTGCCACATTAGCCAAGGAATGTGTAATTTAAAGTTTCTTGCGTCACCTGTTGTATCATTAGGTGTTAATGTACTATAAGGTTCCATAGCAAATTTTTCACCATAGAAAAAGTCTATAGTTTGGTTTGTATAGTGAATAATTGCGATAGCTTTTTGGTCCTCAGGTTTTACTATAATTTTATTTCCAAAAGTGTCGGAATAATATGTTGGGTCAATTACATTTTTGTTACTATCAACAAATGTTTGACCACTGCTTGTCATATACCCTAAGTATTCTTTTGTCCCTAAATAAGTTGAGGATGTAAAGTTTTTAAATCCGATGTTTTGGTCGTCAAATAATCCGGCAGGATTCTCTGACCAGGGAATATTCATATTCCAAACTTTAACATCAAATTGGTCTGTATTACAAACAGATTCATAATTAATAACGTCAGGGTTCCAATGTTGTAATGGTGTTACACTATCGTAAAGTGATGTCATATTTGGTGGATAAACTAATATTCTTGAATATGAACATCCTGATGCGATATATGAAAAATTAGGTGTAACTCTATCTAATGTGATAACATCTAAACAAATATCAACAATTCTATAAGTTAACATACTATAACAACTACTCATAGACATTACGTATTGTTGTGGAGGTGTTGGTGTACACCCTGTTGGTGTTACTACACAACAAGTTGCCGATGGTGTTGGTGTTGGTAGTGGTAACGCACAAGCGTCATAAGATGGTGTTACAGTTGGTGTTGGTGTTGGTGTGGGTGTTGTAGGTGTTGCGGCTAAACCACAATCCGTCGCTCCATTCCCATCATAATAAATGGTGATAAAATCACCTTTGGCTGGTAGTCTAACAATATTTGTGTTACAACCTGAATAAATTATTTTTATTGTTGTACCACCTGTTAGGGTATTCATATCAACAACATAATTTGAATTAATAACGTACAAATTACTTGTAATTGCGCTCCAAGTATTTAACGTAGTATTACCTGAGAAAAATCCTCTAATTGCTGCTGTGTTATAAATTGGTGCGACTTCAGAAGACATAAATGGGATACCGTAAGTATTGCCATTTGTACCATCTACATAATATGGATACTTAATGTTTTGTTTATTAGTTTGTCCCTGAGCAGAATTTTGTGAATTAAAATTAGGTTCTAAAATGTTTGTTCTTGTTTGATTGTAATTGGTTGCTAATGTATTGTAAGACACTTCACTATCTCCAATTTGGAAATATGAAATGTTAAAATTACCTTGAGACAGTTTCAATCTACCTGTATCAGTTAATCTTGTATTTACTAAACCCGATGTATTTTTAAGTATATATGCCATACTGTATAAATATTATAATTTTGATTATGTGTTAATTAATATTGAACAACAATCACAACCTACTATACGAGCATTGGTGATTGAGTATGAATCGTCACTATATCCAACAACACAAGTTCCTAATGTAGTTTTATCTACTCTTGTTGAAGTTGTAATGGTAATAATGTCTGTATTTGTTAATTCTAATGAATTCCAAGAGTCTGACGTACTATATTGATATATTGTTGTATTTTGACAACCTGGTGATGTATTAATCGATGTTGAATTACCACTAAATGTTGTTGATAACGGAATAGATATTTCATTTTTGTATAATAATGTACCTGTAGTTAATATTGATGTACCACTTAATGGTCCTGAGTAAAAACTATTGTTGTGTACAAAATCAAAATATAATGTAGTACCATCCGGTAGTTCCGGTGTTACTAAAATAGTTGTCTCGTAAGTTTTAGAGATAGTCGTTGGATTATTAATTTGAGTACTTGGTGTGGTATTCAAAGATAAAGTATATGTTGTTGCAAGTGTTGGTTCCTCTAAAGTAATTGTTTTAGTGAAATTATTACCTAATGAATCTAAAATAGATAAACTATATAATCCTGAACATAATTTTGAGAATAAAGGTGATGTACTATAAGTAACACCATTATTAATAGAATATGTATAAGGAGGGTTATCCAAACTAGGGTTAAATGAAATACTTCCATCACATAAACAAGTTGGTTGGTTAATACTAACAGGGTATGATTGTCTCCTACTTGTTGAAGGGCAATTACCTTCTGTCGTTGTGATATTAAGTTTTTCATCCGGTGTATATCCAAATGAATCCCAACCACTTTTTGGTGGATTTGAAGTAACGGAGTCTAAAGACTGTATGGTTGCTGAAGGAGATGTGTATGGTTGATAACCATTTAATATCCAATTAGAACCGTTCCATTTTACTGTAATGTTATCGTTTAAAGTATCTTTCCAATATGGGGTATTATTAACAGTATTGACACCTGCATAAGTAAATTGAATTCTTTCAAAAATTGTACGATTTTCAAATTGCATACAAAAATCTTTATAAACAATATTGTCGGTTGGTACTAATGTAATTGTGTTATTAGGACAAAGTTGATTATATAGATATAAAACTGTTGTTGATATCGGTACCTCAACAATAATTCCTTCTCCCGTTAATTCATCTCTGTCTAGATTTTGAGCGTATGCCGGAGGTGTTGTAATAGGGTAAACCTTTGGAACAATAGATGACGCTGATGGTGGATTAGTAGGGAATACACCGTAGTAAACCGTGTATGGACCTGGTGACGTTCCACCTGTTATTTGAATTGTATAATATTTTTTTGTACTCATAACTATATAATATATGTTGGGTTAGAAGTTGTTACTGTTCCACCTGAAAATCTGTAAGCTAAAACTAAATTAGTTGTGTCTGCGCTATAATTAACTATAGGTGCTGCCCAAATTTCAAAATCATTTTGATTTAATAAATTTGGTAATCGACATTGGTAATACCATTTATAGTGGAAAAATTTTTGATAACTTCCAGGATTGTCCAATAAACCTGATTGGTTATAATTACACACAGTTCCGGATAATGATGGGATTATTGTTGACGGGTTACCCGAAAATGGGTATGTATTACCAATGGATGTTGAACTTCTGAAATAACCATATGCGGCTCCAGTTAGTTGTGAGTAGGAGTCTTCATAAAGATAATAAGTGTATGTCGAACCTGTATAGTAAATACCTATTGGTGAAAAAACTCTGTTCGTTCCCATATAAGTTGAGGTTGTCCCTGTTGAATAATTGTTTACGTTGATAACAATACTGTCAATATTACCTCCTTGACAACCAGAGTTACAACCCGCAGGTGCAGTTGGATATTGGTTTGTAATTGTATTTGCTGTTAATTTCAAATAATATTGGCTACCTGTTATTCCTGTAACAATAGTAGATGTAGGGTGTAAATAAATTTCTTTAGTTCTTGTCCCAACAAAATCCCCACAATCATTCGGTGCTGTCGATGATGGAATGACCATTATCGTATATCTGTAATAACTAAGACTTGTCGGTAATGTACCATCAACCCAACATAAGGATTTTGTGGTTACCCAATCATTATAATATGATGAAATAAATTGACTTGACCCTGTAAAACCAAAAACACCTTTACCATCAAGTGAAAATGTTTTATCGTATGATGTTGGGGTCGCGTCCTCAGTACAACTAGGTAGTACTACGTAATTACAATACCCAGCAAAACAAGTAAATTTAGGTAAATAAAGACCGAAATTATTACTAACGGTCGAAAGGTTTGAGGTTGTATATTCGTCAATAGAGTTGTAATTACCGTAAAATCCGTAGTATTTATATAGGTCACTATTGTCTTGGTCAATTTGAGAACAACCACTAACTGAAAATACTATGTCGTTAGAGCCACAATTACCGGTTGTTGAGGTAATTGTTGAACCAATTATTTTATTTGTGGTGTTAGTTGTTAAACAATCGTCACAGTCAAAATCATTTAAACAAGTGATGTATAAGTTCCATAATGTATTTTGAGTTGTCGGTTGTACCTTAATTTCAATATTATCGTTATTATTAATAGTTAACCCTGTTAAAGTTGTTATTTTTCTATAATAATAAACACTATTACCGGTGTTGGCTGATTTAGGGTATATGTTTGGGGTTAAATTAGTAACAAGACCACTATCTGAACCAATTAATATATCCTCTAACCCTATTTTCGTTGTACCATAAGTGGCCCCACTGAGAGTTATCGTTAATCTATCCGGTCTTTCATAACCTAAAAATGACCAAGCAAGATATTTGGTACTTGCAGATATTTTAAAAGTGGATTCAATTGTTTGTGGGCTGTTTGATGAAATGTCTAAACTTAGAAAATGTGTGTATGCAGTATATAATCCGGTGTTGTTTGTTCTAAAATCACAAGTTAATGGTAATACGTTTGTTGTTGGTAAACAATTTAAAAAACTCGCAGGTATATTATTAGTACCGCCCGTATTAGAATATGTATACCCATTAATTTTAACCTTTTCAATGATTGGTGTATAAACACCCGCAATTGAAGGGATTGAACGACCGGGTCCTGATAATGGGTGTGTGTAAGTACTTACAGGATTTGCATATGCTCCACCACCTGAAGAAAATGCAAATGTTGTTGTATTGTCAGGTCCGTACCAATTTATTTTATAATCAACTATAGGTGTTTGACAAGACCCTGTTAAAAATCCTGCTGTTATTACTGATGATGTTGATGCTGAATATAATGATAAACCTAAATTACAAGTTTGACATATGTTGTTATCTTGAACCGGAATAGTAATACAATAACTAGTTGGTATGTCTTTAAAATTAATAACCGTTGTCCCTGTAGGAACTTCAATTATATAAGGACAACTACTACCTGAAATCTGAGATAAGTTAATGGGGGTTAGATTGTATGGTGGGACATCATAGTTGTTGTTTAAATAAATGTCGAAAGGACCTGTTGCCGGTACAGGACCAGGATTATATGTTATACAAGTTGCGGCTGAAAATGTTGCTGGCATATGGTTATATTATGTTATATCAAATGTATATCCGGAGATGTTATTAGGGATACATTCAATTACAATGTATTCTGTTATAGATGCACCAAAAGAACAATCTTTGTCTGTAAATATTGTACAATAAACTGTTTCTGTAAAATCTCCGTAAGAATCTACAACAGTTGCTGCGTAAGTACCGTTTGGTATATTATTTAATGCGGGATGGATACCAATACTTGGGTTTGTTGATGAAGACCAATAAACCGTGTATGGTGGTGTCCCACCTGTAATTGATACTGAGACTTCACCATCAGATGATTGTATTGATGATGGGTTACTATTAACACACTCAACGTACATAGGCATAATTGTGATAACACCGCATTCATTTATTTGTCCTGTTATTATAGGAATATTAACAGGGGCTGGAGTAAAACACGGAAATATCTCTATACAAGTACTACAATCATAAGAGTAAAATGTTGGCGTTGAATTATAGATTGTTAATCCTTCTAATGGAGTTGTAGTAACACCACTATATGTTACACAACCTGAGAATAATCCATCTAAAACAACTGCGTATTGATTCCCGACTGTTGGTGTAAAATTAGACCAAGCGGTTTCACCACTTGATATTCCAAAAGATGATATATTTTGGCAACAAGCCGAAAAGTAATATATGTTATTCTCCATCATTTTATATTTCTTATTTTACTATAAATAATCTAAAGTTTGATTTTATTAAAATATAATTGACATTTACTTTTAATAAATGGTGTTAATGGTGATATTTATAAGTATGAAACTTATTAGTACCATATCAAATATTGTTACAGAAGCTAAAGAACAATATGAATTGGCTTGTGACAAAGGTGTTCCGGAAAAAGAATTGGAACGTCTTGAGAAAAATTATTATGAATCCTTGAAACTTCTAAGGATATATGAAAACTTGGGTAAATCGCCTAAGAAATTAACAGATTAAATTCCACCATCAAATATTTGCCAATTGTTTGGGGCTCCTGTAAGTATATTTTTACCTGATTGACCGGCTAATGTATATTTAATTGACCCAAAATCAACATTTATTAAATTAGGCTGAACAGTCAGTAAACTCCAACCATTATAGATTGCGTCTAAATTTGTTGCGGAATAATTAAATTGTGTTTTACTCTGCATAAAACCATTAAATCCAGCAATCCCAACGTTTGAAATATTCCAAGAACCAATATTTTGGTCAAAGGATGTTGTACTTGCGAACATAAATGCCATATTTGTGGCTCCTGATACATTCCATATACCGATAGGTTGATTAAATGTTGTGGCTAAACTAAATGTGGCATTAAAATTCTGAACATTTGAAACATTCCAACCACTTATGTTTTGATTAAACGCTGTGGATGAGGCGAACATCCCCGACATATTAGTAACACTTGAAGTATCCCAAGAACTTATATTACCATTAAATGATATTGCTGATACAAACATACCTGCCATAGTTGTGACTGTTGAGGTGTCCCAAGAATTTAATGATTGATTAAATGATGTTGCTGAGGCAAACATATAATCCATTGTAATAACCCCATTTGTACTAGCTCCCCAACCATTAAGAGGTTGATTGAAAGATGTTGCTAAGTTAAACATTCTTGTAAATGTACTGGCTACCGATGGAGTCCAAGAACCTATTGGTGCGTTAAATGCTGTTGCGTTTTTAAACATATTGTTAAAATAAATTACGCTAGAAACAACCCAAGAACTTATATTACCATTAAATGATATTGCGAATTCAAACATCCCCGACATATTTGTGACACTTGAAGTGTCCCAAGAACTTATATTTTGATTAAATACCGTTGCATTAAAAAACATATTGTTCATAAATAATACAGAAGTTGTTGTCCAAGTTGTTATGTTACCATTAAACGTTGTTGCGTTATAGAACATATGGTCCATTGAAGATACTGATGTTGTATCCCAAGAATTTAAAGGTTGGTTGAATGATGTTGCTCCTAAAAACATATATGACATCGATGTGACTAAACTTGTATTTGTGCCCCAACCATTCAGAGGTTGATTGAAAGATGTTGCGAAACCAAACATCGCAGTCATATTTTGAACGGAAGACACATCCCAACTACCAATAGGTTGATTAAATAATGTTGTCCCCGCAAACATATTACCCATATCAATAACCGAAGACACGTCCCAACCACTTATGTTTTGATTAAAAATAGTTGAGTTATTAAACATCCCCGACATAGTTGTGACACTTGATGTATCCCAAGAAGTTATATTACCATTAAATGAACTTGTTCCGTAAAACATACTGCTCATATCGGTAACACCACTAACGTTCCAAGAATTTAATGATTGATTAAATACGGTATTTGTATTAAACATATCGGACATATTAATAACATTACTAACATCCCAAGAATTGATATTATCGTTAAATGTACTTTCACCAAACATATATGACATATCATTAATATTAGATACGTCCCAACTACTAACATTTCCTATGGTTGTTAATGAGGTACATTGGTAAAACATTGCATTACAAGTAATTGTCCCTGTTAAATCTAAAACATCAGTAACTAAAGACAGGTCTAAATTTGTACAACCAAAGAAATATCTTCCACTATTTCCTAATTGTAAAGTTTCAAAAGTTGAGATTGAAAGTAATTTTAATTCATCTTGACCATAATAAAAATTAAAACCTTGAATTGTACCAATAATACTTAAATTATAAACTCCCGGAATTGCGTAAGTATGTGTTGTTTCAGGTTGATTCCAAACAGTAATTAAATCAGTATTACCATCACCCCAATCTACTGTAAAGTTATATGTTCCTGTTGATTCTAAAGGTAAATGTATTTGATTTGACGCACTTGACCCTGGAGATGTGTTAGTGGTGTCCCAAGTGGACATAAATGTTGGTAGTGGTGTTGGAGTTGGGGTTAATGTTGATGTTGGTGTTAATGTTGGAGTCGGTGTTAATGTTGGTGTAATGGTTATAGTTGGGGTTATTGTCGGAGTGTTTGTTAAGGTTGGGGTTGGTGTGGGTGTGATTAAGTCACACTCAATTATTTTGAATCTCTCACAACCATCTAAAGTTATTACTTTAATTCCAACGGATGACGCGTTGTCAAATTGAGGAGGTAATAATATTGTATTACTTGGAGGAATGTTTGTAAAAACTGTTGATAATAGTATACAATTATTACCGTAGACATCACAGACATAAATGTCATATGGATAACTTAACCCTATTATATTTGTGATATCAATTGTTGTCATTTTATGTTATTGTTATTATTACATTTTTTGTTGAACCAGTTAAGATATTATATGATGTGGTGTTAGTATATGTAGGCATTGATGTACCTTCTAATTTTAACAATCGATTAGAAAAAACCCAAGTTGAATTAGCATAACTTGTTAGTAAATTATCGATATTAGTACTAGTGAATCCACTACCTATTATTTCAATTTGTAATAAACCTGTGAAAATTTTTGTACTATCTGTAAATCCTGATATTGTGTTAGTACCATAAACATATAATACTTGAGTGTTTAAATTAATTAATGATAAATCACCCGATATGGTATTCTGACCATATATCCCAATTCTTATAGCGTTTGAAGGTAAGTTTTGAATGTTACCATAAATTGTATTATAACCTTTAATTGTTATACTAGAATATGCGAAAGAATTACCTATAGCTCCAATATCGCCCGTTATCGTATTCTCACCATCTATGTCTAAAGATGCACCAGCTTTTAAATTTATTGAACTAGTATTACCACTAATTTGATTATAACCAAAAATTTGTATAAAATCTAATGTTGAATAGTTGAATGTATTAACATCTCCGTAAATAGTATTACCTCCCGGAGCTATTCCCCAAACTAAAATAGTTGTTAAATCTGTTGGTAAATCTGCAATATCCCCTGTCACGGTATTTGTTCCTTTTATTCTTATTTGGGTGACAGTATCTGATAAATTACCTAAATCACCTGAAACACTATTATTACCATATAAGTCAAATCGTAATAAATTAGTTAGTGATGCCATCGATGATACATTACCGGAGATAGTGTTTTGACCATCTATTAGTATATTAAGAAGTGGTGAAGGGAAATTAGCCACATTTCCGTTCAAAGTATTATCTCCACCAATTATGATTTCCTGTAAAGTTGGTGGTAAATTTACAATATTACCTGTGATAGTATTTGATTGATTTAGATTACTACTTAAACCATTAATAGATAATTTTACTAAATTAGGTGGTAAATATAAAATATCACCGTCACAATTACTAAATGTTGAATAAAAATTAATTAATGTTTGAGGTAATGAACCAATATCTCCTGATGAAAAATAATTATTAGGGTAAGTAGCGTCACCCATTGATGTCAATCCATCCAAAAGACTTAATTGAGAGGTTTCAATTTCTAAATATCTTGTTGAAGTTGAATTAATTTGAGGTGTAACATTTCTAGGAATCAATTGAGTTATTGATGTTAAATCTGAAGATTGAATTACTATATTACCTGTATAAGGTGTTGAGTATGTATGTGATATATAAACAGCTAAACCTGAAGGATAATTAGTTGTATTACCATCACCCCAATCAACTGTAAATGGTAATGATGTTCTAACTGTAAACCCTTGTCCACTAATAAGTGAAAAACTATTCAAACTTCTTGCAATCATTGTGAATGTTTCAGTAGGTGTTGCACCCGATGTTGGTGTAGGTGTAGGTGTTTTAGTTAATGTTGGTGTTAATGTTTGGGTTGGTGTTGGAGTATATGTAGGTGTTTGGGTAGGGCTTGCTCCTATTGTTGGACTTACTGTTGGTGTTGGTGTGTTTGTTGGTGTTTTAGTTAATGTTGGTGTATTTGTTGGTGTTTTAGTTAATGTTGGAGTATTTGTTGGTGTTTTAGTTAATGTTGGTGTATTTGTCGGTGTTTTTGTTGGTGTAGGTGTTTTTGTCGGTGTTTGTGTCGGTGTTGGTGTTTGTGTTGGTGGGACATATGATTCACATTCAAGGCATTTACCGTTATTAACATTACCGAATGAAACTGTTTCAATAATAATTTCATTTGTGTTAATATCTACATTATTATTAGAGTTACCAATATATGCAATACAGTTAGAACTATTGTCAACTAATGCTCCATATACTTGATATAGTTCTAACGATTGTCCTGGTAATAATGACACATTAGAACAATAAAATAATTCGTTATCGTAACAATTTTGGAATGTTAAAATGCCTGAACACTCAATATTGTCATTAATTAGAAAAAAAGTCACCTCTTGAGTAAAATCACAATTAGTGATTGATAAAGGTTCAAATACCTGTAATGGTTCGTAGTTTTCCGACATAGACATTAATGGTAATGTCATAGGTAATTTATAAGCCACAGCATCAATACCAATAATAGAACAAGGGTTTGTTGCTGTTGGTGTAATTGTAGGTGTTGGTGTAATTGTAGACGTAGGTGTTACTGATGGTGTTGGAATAAATTCGCAATCAAATACTGCATTAAAATCTAAAACACTACAATTATTTGTTGGTGTTGGTGTTGGTGTTGGACACACTCCGGAATAAACATAGGCGGTACTTAAATCAGGACAAGAACTAAAACAAGGTGTTTTTCCTGCTAATGAACAACTTCCGCTAAAAGTGTTTGATAGACACCATTGACTAGTTGTTCCGGTTGAATAAAAGATTACCCAACCATTAGTTTGTCCCGACCAATAAGTGTAACCGTTATGGGTTCCACCTGTGATATAGGTGTCATCAGCACCAACTAATCCGGTGTTATTTATACAGTATATTGAACTACAAGGCATATTATTTTTTTATTTTAATTATTATCATTTAATTATGGACAACTACCGAATACTATTATCCAAGTTGAACAATCCCCATAATTGTTGAAAATGTCAGTTATTGTAACCGTTGGTGTACCATAAGATGGTGTTGCGTTTACAACTTCATAAGGTTGACCATTTGTTGCCGTATAAACACCCGGAAGGGATGCCAAAGTTGGGTTATATAAAACATATTGGGTCGTTAAATCACAACAACCAAATAACTCTAAAACTAATGCCGCAGGTGTCGGAGTAGGAGTTGGTGTGGATGTTGGTGTAATAGTTGGTGTCGGACTAATAACAACAGCGGTTAAATTTTGATAAAATATACAATTATTACTATCCACAACTTTTAAACTAAAAGAATTTTGACTCCCCATAATAACAGGAACCACAAATTCGTAAGGTAATGACGACGAAGGTATCGTATCAATGTATATACAAGTGATATTTGATGGGTCACATAAATAAATGTTAAATGGTGATGCTCCCGATATGTTGTTAATTAAAATGTTCGTTGTCATTTAATGAAATGTTATTATCATAAATATAGGGGGATTAAAAAACTAATAAAGTTTTGATAATAATAATTTTATTCGTATATTTGACTTATGTCAGATGATGCGGAAATTTTATTGGAGATACTACACGATATCTTAGGTGATGAAAAACTTCACTATGAGTCAAAGGGTCAAATATCTTTTGACTGTCCAATATGCGATGAAGACCAACACAAGGGGAATATGGAGGTGAACTACTTTGAACACGTCTATAAGTGTTGGAGTTGTGGTGATGAGAATAATACTAAAGGACCTCTTGGGAAACTTATAGATACTTTTGGTAACAAGAAACAGAAAAAAATCTACAACCTACTTCAACCTGAAAATCACAAACCAAAAGAAAAACGAGTTACTAAATTAAGACTACCTGAAGGATTTACCAAATTCAAAGATAGTAGTTTAGTTTATCCGGTTCGTCGTCAGGCGTACAACTATCTAACCCAACGTGGGATAACTGATAAGATTGTTGAGAAGTATGGTATTGGGTTCTGTGATAAGGGTGCGTTCTCGGGTAGGATAATAATTCCTTCTTATGATAGTAAGGATGAGTTAAACTATTTTATTGCCCGAAGTTGGGACCCAAATAGTCGTGCTAAGTATAAGAACCCTGAGGCGGCAAAAGATGAGATAATCTTCTTTGAGAGTACAATCAATTGGAATGCGGACATCTATCTCTGTGAGGGTGCGTTTGACGCTATATTCCTACCTAATAGTATTGCTATGTTGGGAAAACATATGTCTGAGTTATTACTTAACACATTGTATGAGAAAGCGAATGGTAATATAATTATATGTCTTGACTCGGATGCGTGGCAAGACTCTGTTAAGTTATATCACAACTTAAATGGTGGAAGATTATATGGTAAAGTAAAAATAATAAAATTAACGGGTGATGCCGATGTTGCCGATTTAAGAGGTGATATAGATAATCATTTTTATATAATGAAATAGATGATAGATTTAAATGAGGTTGCAAAAGAAATAAGGGGGTTGTTAGATAAACGAAGAGAGGACCTTGAGTTAACATTCGTCGAGGACACTCACACTTATTATATGAAAGATGAAACCGGTGTAATCCGGAGCGATTATCCATCTGTTAGTAAGGTAATGAAATATTTCTACGAGGAGTTTGATACGGAAGGTATCTCACTAAAGAAAGCTAAAGGAGACCCTGAGGTTCAACAACAACTATTAGATGAGTGGAAAGCGGCGGGTGACTATTCAACCAATATGGGGAGTAGAGTTCACTATATGTTAGAAAAGAAAACCATTGAGATGTTTGGGGATTACAAAGAAGTGAGACAACCAATCTTTGAATGTGACTTTACACAAATTTTAAAGGGGGATAGTATGATATCTGCTGGGACGGCTTACTTAGAACTTATGGTTGAAAGAGGGGCTGTGTTATTAGATACGGAGATTGTGTTGGGTGACCCTGAATTGGCTTACACCGGACAACCGGATAAGGTATGGCTTATAATGAATAAAGAACAAACTGAGTTTGGTTTGGTAATAACAGACTGGAAAAGTAATAAACCGAAAAACTTTGAGGAATCGTTTTTCACCAAAAAGATGTATTATCCGTTTGATAAGTTACCAAACAATGCGTTGGGTCACTACTTTACTCAACTACCATTTTATGGAAAACTTCTTATCAAAATGTTACAAGGAACAAAATACGAAAACATAAAATTGTATGGGTGTGTGATTGTTCTTGTGAAGGAAATAGGTCAATATGAAGAGTTCCGTGTTCCCAAGTCAGTTCAAGACACTATCTTGGAAATGGATGTGAAAAAGTATTTGACTAAGAAGTAAAAATAAACTAAATTTATAAAAAAAGAATATGGACGATTTATTAAAACCAAAGATTGATTTAAAAAAACAACCTACTGTAGTGTGTGAGGAGTGTGATTGTGTCTACTTTAAAGAAGTAGTGATGGTTAAGAAAGTTAACAAATTGTTAACAGGAAGTCAGGAAGATACTATAGTACCTTTCCCAACATATAGATGTGACGATTGCGGTCACGTAAATGATGATTTTAAAATATTTGACAAATAAGATGATTAAAAAATTAGTCCACTTCAGTGACTTACATATACGATTATTTAAAGACCACGACCTATATCGTGGAATCTTAAATAATATGTTAGAACAATTCAAAGAGATTGCTCCGGACAGGATTGTCTTCACCGGAGACCTAGTACATTCTAAGAACCAAATGACACCTGAACTTATTGAGTTTGTTGCTTGGATTCTTACGGAATGTTCTCAGATTGCCAAAACCATAGTTATTATTGGAAACCACGACTTCTTAGAGAGTAACTCATCAAGATTGGATGCTCTTACACCGGTGATTGACTCATTAAAGAATGAGAAGATTGTTTATTTGAAGAACAGAGGGGAATATGAGGATGATAATATTGATTGGGTGGTGTATTCATTACTTGACCATAACATCCCACCTGAGATTGAAAAAACGGGTAGATTAAAAATTGGATTGTTTCACGGACCGGTTCAGGGATTAACAACAGACATCGGATACAAGTTTGAAACCGGATTTGAAACGGATAAGTTTAACGGATGTGATTTAGTGTTATGTGGTGATATCCACAAAAGACAAATCTTCAACATTCCTGGTGGGAAGAAAGCTTATATGGTTGGTTCAACAATTCAACAGAACTATGGTGAGACAATAACCAAACACGGATTTGGAATTTATAATCTTGAATCAGATGAATATTCATTTGTTGATTTGGATAATCCAAAACCTTTCTTATCATTTAAGATGAAATCATTTGATGATATCATAAACGGAACAGAAAAATTAGTTAATAGTGGGAAATCTTAGACAATCAATGACTGATTCTGAATGGAACGAAATGGAACGTGAAATTCAGAGAGAAAAAAAATTGGGAAAACCGGAACACGGATACATTGGTATTTGGGTGGATAAACTAACAATCAAACAATTGAAAAAACTTAAAAAGAAATTGAAAAAATGTGGTATTGATAGTCACGATTGTTCCAAAGTTAACCAATGGATAACTTATAACGAAAACAAAGAACGTGAGTCAAATAAAACTAACGGATAGTCAATTAAAATTAGTCCAAGAATATTGTAAATTAAACAATATTGAGGATGTTGATAAGTTCATTTCTAAATGTTATACTGAAGGGTTTAACATCAAAAAATATGGTTTACTTGGTGATGATTCAGGAAAAACGGGTATTGTTGGTGAAAAACAGGTGGAAATTGAAGTAATCCGTGAAATACGGGTAGAAGTCCCTGTTGAAGTTATCAAAGAGGTCGAGGTCATCAAAGAAGTTATTAAAGAAATAGTTAAGGAAATTCCGGTTGAAACTATCAAAGAAGTTGAGGTTATAAAATATGTAGACAGAGAAGTAATAGTGGAAGTTCCTGTTGAGACAGTTGTCACAAAAATAGAATACATTAGTGACAATACTCAGATAAATGAACTGTTGTTAAAAATACAACAGTTGGAAAATAGACGACCAGAAATGATTGAAACGATTAAAGAAGTTGAGGTCATCAAAGAAGTTTCGGTTGAAACTATTGTAGAAAGAATCGTTGAGGTAGAAAAAATAGTTGAAGTAGAAAAATCAAATGATAAGACATTACTTCTCCAAGAAACTTTACAGAAACTTAGAAAAGAACTATCTTTAAAAAACACAAGGATTGAAGACCTTGAAAAAATAAATAAACAATTGGAATCGATAAGAGTTGAACAGGGAGCTGTTTATTTAAAAGGTTCCAACATAAGTGAAACAATGTAGTATGATAACACAATTATTATTATGGATGATTATGGCTTACGGTATGACTAACATAATCGTTTACGGAAGTATCTTTAATGGACCGAGAAACTCAATTAACAAAGCATCGAACACACCACATTTTCCTTTTCGAGGATTTTTTATATTTGTGAGTGATATGATTAAATGTATGATGTGTGCATCAGTATGGATTGGATTCTTTTTTGGGATTTTCTTATATTCACCAGTACACGAAATGTTAGGAGTTCCAAGTTGGTGTTCTTGGT